TCACACTGCACCGATAGCTTTCTGGACTACCCGATAACCCCGTTTCCGGGGTTTTTTAATTGGCTCAATCTTCACTGGTGCTACTCGTGGCCGCGGCGGTTCTGGTTCATAAATGCCGTTGCGCATGCGATACTTTTCACGCATCTTCCAGGTGTTCCACGCCGTCCAGTCGCAACCGTCATCAATCTTCACAGTGGCTTGAATCAGAGTGTCGTTGACGTCAACCAGTTTAGATTTTGATAACCTACGCAGCGTTGGCATCAATTAGGAACCTCCGATTTTAGAGCCTCCAAACGCATCCTTGCCCGATGTTCACAAGCCATAAATGCCGCGCGTGGGAAGTAGCGCTTCATTTCCTCAATCAAAAACTCTCCATGTTTTTCACGGCTTTGCTGATTAGCTTCTTTCTCCCGCTGGCGGAGAAGGGCAAGGCGGGCCGTTATGCTCCGACGCGTGCCTTTCCATGATGCCAGCGCATGGTTTGCACGGTTACGCCATCCAGAATCATTATCAATAGCAGCTTTCAGTTGGCGCTGGATGTCGATGATCGAATCTTCAGCATTAATCAGCGCTGCAAGATGGTCGGAGATGGTTATTAGTTCTTCAAATTTTACATGTGGATTTTTCATCGTCTGCCCTCCTGCTTGCAGAGTTTCATCGCAGCTTCCCATCCCAATTCTTGAACCATGTCGCCCAACTGGTCGAAGCAGCAATCAATCCACCCGATCCCCCTTTGCTTCAGTGTCGGCAAGTTCCCCCAATGAATAAACCCGCCTTTTTTCTCAGCTAACATCGCGTCAAAATCCAGGATGTGCACATACCAGTTCCATCGTTGCTCCGTATTACGACCAGAATCCTCCAAGTGGGAATCCAGGAACCCGATAATTGAGGGTTGATTCAGGAAGATGTCGCCAAACCGATGGCGATAGACGGGGCGTCGATGCATGCTAATTAAGTGAAAGAGATAAGCGTCAGCCACTTGAATTAAAGCTCTTTCATGAAGCGCCTTGATATCCCGACGTTGTGCCGGGAGCCTTGCATTGGAAGTCATGATCTTTCCCCTTAAAAAGGCTTGTTGCTGAGTAGTTCGGTGTACTGCTGTTTAATTTCTTCATGCTTCTCTTGCCACTTTGCGATTGCCCGTTTGCGAGCCAAGAGCAAACGAATACGGCTAATGCAGCGGTAGTGAGCAGCGAAATAAGAAGCGGTGTGTTCACCCATTTGATGGATCAGAACGCCATCGCGTATAACAGGTGTGTCATCTTCATGCGTAGGCCAGCCCGAGCGGCGAAACGTCTTTGTCACCATGTAATGCGCAAGGTTGTTAAGTGCTGCGCTACGGCTCAGGCAGCGCTTACGCCAGCCGTGACGTGTCACGACGAACACAGGGGATTGCACAATTTTGAAGGATTCATCAATCGCACGTTCTTTCTTAGGTACCAGTTTCATTGCGTCTCCTTAATGGATAGTTTGTTCGTCGCCAAGGCCTTGCTCTTTCGCCATCATCACGGTCTGTTTGATCAGGTCGTTCATGAATGCGTTTCCAGCTTCGGTGAGCTTGTCGCCGTGTTTGGTTAAATTGCTGCTGTAGAGTTTGATGATTAGTTCTTCGGCTTCAGCCCGGCTGTATTCGCCATAAACCACGCCTTCGAAATATTTGAGGGCGTCCAGTAGGGATTGCTGACTTAACTCAACAGTTGCTAAAGTTCCGTCGGGCAGATTCACCAGAACGCAGTTGTTCCCAGTTTTCTGGATCATTGCTTCATAACGCGCAGCAGTCTGGCGCTGGCGATATCGTTCAATCTTTTGCTGTGGTGATACTTTTTCGTTAATGCTCATCGCGAATACTCCGATGCTGGCCTTTTGGATGTGGATTTCCCCGACCGTTAGGCCGTATTTAATTTTCGTGGTAATCAATGGCTATTATTGATGTTTATTGTGTCTTGCTATTATTAAATTTATCTACACTGTTTTTTAATTGCATAACTCGCGCAGCTATTATCATTAACATCCCTTCGTGTGCCAGTTTGTATTCAGCACGTTCGAGAAAGCTGAAGTTATTAACTGCGGTAAGCATTGAGTCTATGACATACAACTCGTCACCAACCTCCAGCATATCGAAATCAACTGGCGTTTGATTAGTCTTAGCCATCAGAGGTACTCCAGTTCTAATTTATTGAGCATTTGTCGAACAGCTTTGAAATTTTTAATAGCTAAGTGAGTGATGGAATATTCATCATTATAACGTCCATCAGTCTGCAAATTATCTCTAACTACATTTAGAGCACCTTCTGAAAAGTTAAGGTCCATAATGCAGGTTCGAATGCCATTAAGCAGACAATGTTTATTTTCTTTATCCATTTTTTGTTGCCGCCTCAGCAGTGAGTGAAATAATGTCCATAATTTCTAAGGACAGTGACTTTTCTTCGTCGCTACCGTTAAGAAATTGTGCTGCATCAGCCAACGCCTTAATTTTTCTCAGGGCAAATTCAATATCTATTGAGGTTGAGTTAATCATTTTTCACTCCCCCTGCGATGGCAGCACGCCCCGCCAATTCCTGAGCGAATGTAACCAACTGATTCGCTAATACTTGGTCGTCATGATTTGAAAGAATAACCATCGAGGTATCTAGGATCATTGCTATATCGCTAAGGATGTCTACAAAGTCGATGCCAATGTCTTTTTTAGCTGTCATGGCGAGCCTCTTTATTTGGTAAACGCGCGGCGAGAGATAAAACGTATCGTGGTGCCAACTCACGACGTGCTTCTCGTTCTGAACACGCCACAATGCGAATCATGACTGGCTTTGCGGTGGTGTCGGAACGTTTAACCGATGCAAACAGAAAAACACTTGTGCTAGTATCAGCAACAGCCTTAATAACTAATCCGCTGGCGCAGGTTTGTTTTGAGGTCAGGCTCTGGGGGTTAACGGGCGTTGAACCCAGAGCTGAACATTTATTTTTCGCTAGCATCTGATTTTCCTTCTTTCAGGTTAAACAAAGCATTGGACTCAACTTCGAGCATCCGTTCTAAAAACTTTGCGTTTGCCTCAATTAACATTCCTAAATTCTGCATATCAGCCTTACCCATCTCGCCATCGTAATCGGTGTTTCCAGCAGCCCAAAACATCAATGAGCCAATTGATTTCATCCCACACAGTACATAATCAATTCCAGCAGCTGCATCGTTTGCTACTTTTTGATATTCAGGAATTGTCAGTTTTTTACCGTCAGTATCAATAATCAGATCTGCAATATTTATCATTTCGAATACTCCATAAGGCCATGGAATGACTTTCTGAGCTTTTCAGAACTTTCAATGATCTCTTTAGCTTCATCATTTATTTCATCAGTGCCTGAAAACGCACAGACAAGCACTTCAAAATCGCCCGCTTTCTTATAAATAGCGAAAATAGGAGACTCAAAGCACAGGTGGGTTATTAATCTGTATTTGAAGGCCTCGCTTGTTTTTCGAAAGTGATGAAACAGGTTTTTATTATCAACAACCAAAAATGACTGGTATTCGCCTGCAGAAATTCGAAGTGGGAAATAATCGCATTCTATTAAGTCATTAACTTGTTTTGTCATCTCAACGCTCCGTTTTATGCCGTTGAAATGAGAATACTCATTTCGTTGTATTCTGTAAACAACAAACGAAGTATTATTTGTTGTATTATTGGTAATTCATTGAATTTAAAGATTAATAAATTTTGATTAAAGTTGTTAGTGCTTAAAGTGAGGGAGGTATTTGTAGTATTGGCTGGAAAATAGTCAAAAAAAAGCCCCCGAATTCGGGAGCTTATGCTTAAGCTTTACTGCAATTGTGTTTTAAAGGAGGCGCAATTTGGTCTCTACGGCAACGCCGATGATCTTACAGTTCCCGTTAATTGGCACTAAAGGCCATGCCGGGTTAAGGCCCTTCAGATAGCGTTGGCCGCCGTCAATTATCAGTTTTTTAAATGTGGCTTCGTTCGAATCTGTGAGTTTCGCAATTACCAAGTTCCCATTGGCTGGCTCACGGCCAGTATCAAATAAGACAAAAGTACCTTCAGGAATGCTTAAACCAACAGGGGCTGTCATAGAATCACCATCCACTTCAAGCCAGAAGGCATCTCCTTGAATGTGTGCGTCAGACTCTAACCATAAATCTATATCTTTCAGAGTGTAAGCTTCAATCGCTTCGTTCCAGCACCCCGCCTGAACCTTGCTTAGAACTGGGTACCGTTGACCCGGGACATAGCTGCCAGCAAAAGAAACATTACCGCCTTCTTTGCCAGAAAGTAGATATTCAGGATCGCACTGAAGTGCCTTAGCTAACTCATGTAAGTAGCGTGGCCTTTTGGTTCTTCCAGATTCAACGGACACTATCCCCTGCTGGGTCGTCCCAGTAAGTTCGGCGAGTTCAACCTGGGTCAGGCCCAGTGCTAGTCGACGTTGCTTGATCCTGTCTGCCAATTGCATTTTCACACCCCAAATAAATTTGTCCCAAACAGCATACAACAATCATTGTAATTGACAAACAACTAAATGTGTATTCAAATACCACAAACGTTGTATGTGAGGATTGTCATATGAATATTTCTATGCGCTTGAAGGAAAGGCGATTGGAGTTGGGATTAACGCAACAGCAACTGGCAATTATGGCCGGTATTAAGCAGCAAACAATTCAAAGAATTGAAGCAGGAACCTCGCACAGGCCAAGACATTTGCTCGAAATTTCGGAAGCGCTGAGTTGCTCACCACGTTGGCTTCTCAATGGTGTGAAAGACCATGCCTGACTATCACCGAACCGTGATGCCTTCGGTTTTCAGTGAGGCAGATGGTGAATGGATTCAAAGCATGCTGAATGATTTAGGCCCGGCGGCAAGAGGAAAAATAGCGACAAGGTATGCAGAAGTTTACCAAGTTGCGTGGGACAGCGAGCCGATCAGTTTCAAACAGGAAAACAAAGCGCGTCATGAAGCAAATACGCGCCTCAGGGAGTTTGTCCGGAAGTACTCAGCAGCCAGTTCAGGTTTAACAGCTAAGCCGAAACTAGTTGGTGAGTAAGCCCTCCAAGAAAGCCTTTAGATCCCGTACTAGCTAAATAGTACGAGTGGGGAAGAGGGGAGAAAACTTTCTAGGGGGGTTTGGGGGGTGATCTTTGAAAGAGGGGTGTTAGGGAAGGCCTAGCCAAAGGAAGGGCTCTTTACTTAAAGATGATCACTGTCTTTAGAAAAAGCGAAACAGAAGTTTAGATGGCTAGAAGGTTGGCCGCATAACCGGTCAGGGCTTCGGTTCTGGCTAAGCGAATTAATCACTGAGGGGGAGGTTTTCGATGAAATTACATTTGAACTCTGAAGCCTCGAAGGGAAGCAAGAAACCGGCGCGTCACACTTTGGCGAGTTATACCGTGCCGGTCCTTGCTGAGGTACAACATGCTTAACATCACTGCGAATTTAGCACAGCAACGTGCGCTCGACATGTTACGACGCGACTGGAAACAGTACAACTCGTTCATGGTTTACAGCCCTACAGGTAGCGGTAAGACGGGACTAAGCGCGTTTATTACTGACGGTTTCGTTTCCCGTGGCATGCGTGTCCTGATGGTCTGCCCGTACACGGTACTTATTACCCAGACTGCCAAGCGCTTTGCCCAATATGGACTACCTGAAGAACAGATCGGGTATATCTGGCGCGATCACCCGAATCACGACCCTGAGCGGCTGATTCAGATTGCATCTGCTGATACCCTAATCCGCCGTGACTTCCCGGAAAATATTGACCTGCTGATCATTGACGAAGCCCACCTTCGCCGCAAAAAAATGCTCGAAGTTATTAAGCACCTTACTGAAGAAACCAAAGTGAAGGTGATCGGCCTGTCTGGTACTCCATTTGCGCCATTCCTCGGCAAGTATTACCAGCGCCTTATCAAGCCGACCACCATCAAAGAGCTGATGCAAAATGGCGTTCTGTGTGGTTATGAATTTTTCGCACCGACTAAACCTGATTTGAGTAAGGTTAAAACCACCCGCTCTGATGAATACGGCTCCGATTTCAAAGAGGATGAAGTGGCCGAAATCATGTGCGGTTCTGCATTGGTTGGCGACATTGTCAGTAACTGGCTGGCGCATGGGCGTGACCTACCGACAGTGGCCTTTTGCGTGGACGTAAAGCATGCAAATTACGTCACGATCAGATTTAACGAGGCTGGCGTAAATGCTGAGGTGATCACCGCTGACACCCCTCATGAAGACCGCCTGATGATTATTCACCGCTTTGAGCAGGGCGCTACAAAGATTCTTGTCAGTATCGGTACTCTCATCGCCGGTTTTGACAGTGACGTGCGCGCCATCATCTATGCCCGACCTACCAAATCAGAAACCCGCTGGTTGCAGACAATTGGGCGCGGCCTGCGAACAGCTCCGGGCAAAGATGCCTGCCTGGTATTCGATCACTCTGGTTCAGTGATCCGCCTCGGGTTCCCCGACAGCATTGAATATGACGAACTGCCATCAAAAAGCGACGGTATGAAAGACGCTGCCGCACAGAAAGCAGCAGAGAAGCTGGAAAAACTCCCGAAAGAATGCACCCAGTGCCACTTCATGAAACCAGCTGGGGTTTACGTTTGCCCTAAATGCGGATTTAAACCATTGGCCGGTGAAGATGTTGAGACGGATACCACTCGAGGTCTGAAGCAGCTGAGCGGTAATAAAAAAGCGCCCACGCTGAAGGAGAAACAATCTTGGTGGTCGCAGATCATTTTCTATCAGCGCCAGCGCGCCATGCAGGGTAAGCCGGTGAGTGATGGCTGGTGCGCTCACACCTTCAAAGACAAATTCGGTACTTGGCCTAAAGGTCTCAGCAGCCATCCAGTGCAGCTGTCACCTGAGGTCAGCAATTACATTCAACACAAACGCATCGCCTTCGCTAAGGGGACCAAAAAGCAGAATGCTCAAGATGTTCAGCCGGTACTCAAACTATCATGCGCGCCACCGGCCACAGCTGCAGAGAGAACAGCGCAACTTATTAAAATCCGTCAGCAGTTATTAAATCGAAATGTAGGAGAAAATCTTTGAAAACACGTGACGCAGCAATAGGGCAATGGCCGAAGATTCTCGACTACTACGGTTTACCTCCGATCACCGGTAAGCGGCATTTCAAAGGTAAGTGCCCAATCTGCGGGAGTAAGGGTAAATATCGCTGTGATGATATGGAAGGGCGCGGAACGTTCATTTGCACCTGCACTCGCGGCGATGGCTGGAAACTTCTGACGCTGACTCAAAATAAAGATATCAAAGATTTGATGTCTGAAGTCGATGAGATTATCGGCAACATATACGATTCAGAGCAAAAGCAGCTGGCGCCGATGAAAACGGATGTCATTAAAACTCGTGAGCGGGTGATCAATATGTTTTCCCGGATGACATCACTGGTACGTACAGACGGTGAGAAGTACCTGAACAGCAGGGGGATATTTGAAATGCCGCCTGAGTCAGTTCGTTACTGCGCCTCTCAGAAGGCTGCAAATGGTTCTGCGCATCAGGCTATCTGGTCACTGGCCACAGATGATAAAGCCAATCTTTGCTACCTGCACCGAACGCTACTTGATGGTGATAAGAAAGCCTCCGTACCGGCCTCGAAAAAGCTTACTTCGCTCCAGGAAGAGAATGTCTTGAAGTATGCCGAATCCGTGGCGATCCGGATGTTCCCGCCAGCAACAACGCTTGGCATTGCTGAAGGCATTGAGACGGCGCTCTCCTGCAAAAAAATCTACGGCGTGAATACCTGGTCAGTCATCAACTCAGGTTTCATGGCTAAATTTCGTGTGCCTGCCGGCGTCAAACATCTGATTATCTTCGCGGATATGGATCCTCATTCAGCAACTGGTCACGCCGCCGCTTTCGCATGCGCCCACGCTAATCTGGTAGCAAAAAATGACCTCGAAAAGGTCAGTATTCGATGGCCGGATCGGGGGGATTTCAACGACATGATGCTTACTGGCTGTGAAGTAAGAGAGCAGCCATTCACCAAGAAGGTAGCCGCCTGATGAAACTGGAAAACGCACTGAAGCAGTTCAACCCTAAAACCCAGACGTTCACAAACGTGCCGCCTGCTACTGCATCGGATTCACTTTCGGGGCCTGACCTCGCTGCCAGTATGGGAATGGCAGAGGCAGAGGCTGAATTCGGTATGGGGGCTTTCCTCGGTAAAAACGGCATCAGTCAGGAAGATGGGCTGCGCACTATTGAGCGCCTTGCTATTTATGCGATGAAAAACACCGGTAAGCACGTCGGGAAAGCAGCTGGCCGCAGGATGGCGCATTGCATGGTGATCCTCGCGAAGATGGCTTATGCGGAGTATTGCCAGTCTGCGGGAAGCACAAGCGATTGCCCACATTGCCAAGGTCAGGGACTCATCTCAAAGGTGCACGAGGTGACAACTTATAATGGTTATGTCGGTGCTGATGGAGAAGAGAAAATTCCGCCAGTTGTAGAGAACCAGCGTGTTTATGTACTGTGTCAACACTGTAATGGGAAAGGGGAAATTTCTCACCGCTGTCGCTGTAATGGTACCGGCCGCGTGCGTGACCTTGAGAAATCCAGCCTGCTCGGCGTTCCGGTCGATAAGACTTGTGATCGGTGCGCTGGCCGGGGATTCAAACGGACTCCATCCTCAACCGCGTATGCGGCAATTACTGCGTTGCTCCCAGAATTGACTCAATCGTCTTGGTCACGTAACTGGAAACCGCTGTATGAGTCGTTGGTGACGAAATGCGAGCAGGAAGAGAATCACGCTGATGCAGTATTCCAAAGAATAACGAGTAGATAGGATGATCGGGGATCTTAACGTCATTTTTATAAGTAAGTCTTGCATTTTGCATAAACTTGGCGTAATTTCTCTAAATCATGGGCGTTTCTGTAGATGACCCCACACGAAAAACATAATAAACCTCGCTCATGCGGGGTTTTGTCTTTTGTGGGCATATGATATTTTTATGCTGTTGCAGTGAATCCTACCTATGCGGTAGGGCTGATAAGCTAAACCCTTAGTGAGAAGACAGCGAACCACGGTTAGCTTACCAACGGTTCACCGGGAGGCACCCGGCACTGCAACAATCAAAAAATGCTTTTCAGTCTGCGAAGATGGGATTACCCGGAGTGATTGGAAAGCACATTCGCATGAGTGTTGGGAATTTCATTGATACGCACTATCGATCCCCAAACTCTCAGCGCTCAGCCGAATGAGCTTTATAACCCTCCTCTTGTGCGGGTTTTTGCTTTCTGCATAACAGACAAGCTGCCTGACGAATTGAGCCGTATCGCGGAACACTCGTGTTGTGAAACAGGCAGCTTTTCGTTGTGATGAAATACATAACCGTAGTGGGCGGGCGTTAACCGCCTGACAAATTCTTAGGGCTGCCAAATTGGCGGCCTTTTTTTATGCCTCAATGACTACGCACCCAACCGGAAACCCGGAGGGGGAGAATATGAAAATGGACGAAAAATACAGTAACGCTACATATGGTGGTGCTGGAATTACGGCCTTCTTTGCAAGCTTATCCCTTCAGGATTGGGGCTTTATCGCTGGCGTGCTGATTGGGGCGCTCTTTACTGCTTTGACGTATTTCCTGAATCGTCGCGAACAGATGAAGCGTACCCGAATCCTTCAAGAAATCGCCGACAAGGTGGATGCCAAGAATCCATCAGCAACCGCCCAGGTTGTTAACGAGCTCGCGCAGAAAACCAGCGAGGTCTGAGGTGGCAAATTTTAAAACGAAACTCAGTGCAGCAATGTTGGCACTGATCGCTGCTGGCGCTTCTGCACCGACTCTGATGAGCCAGTTTCAAAATGAGAAAGAGGGCACCAGTCTGATTGCTTATGCGGATAAGGGCGGCATCTGGACTATCTGCGGCGGCGTGACTTATGTGAATGGAAAGCCTGTACTCAAGGGCATGAAACTAACTCGGGCGCAGTGCGATGTTATCGACAAAGCAGAGCAAGCCAAGGCGCTGGCGTGGGTTGATAAAAACATTCACGTTCCACTTACTCCTCCCCAGAAAGTCGGTATCGCTTCCTTTTGCCCGTGGAACATCGGACCGGGGAAATGCTTCTCGTCGACGTTTTACCGCAAAATAAATGCTGGTGATCGCCTCGGAGCATGCGTAGAGATTAAACGCTGGATCTGGGATGGCGGGAAAGATTGCCGAATTCGTTTGAACAACTGCGCAGGCCAGGTCATCAGGCGTGATCAGGAAAGCGAACTGACGTGCTGGGGGCTGGATGAATAACAATTTATCGATTGTGCTGGCCTTCGTGGCTGGCGCTGCGCTCACCTGGTGGATTGAAGGAATACGCTGGGACGCCGACGTGTCAAAGCTGAAAGCGACCCACACCGCAGAGCTGAAGAAATTCAGTGATCAGGCAGTGATTGACCTGACCAACCAGAAGAAGCGCACCGAAGCGGCACAAACCGCGCTGGCGGCGCTGGATGCCAAACACACGAAGGAATTAGCCGATGAACAGGCCAAAAATGACCGGTTGCGTGCTGATGTCGCTGCTGGTACTCGCCGGGTGCGAATCGCCGCGGCAAACCTTGCCAACTGCGAGCTCGTCGGGAGTAGCACTACCGGAACCGGCGGCGTGGGCGATGCAGCACAAGTCGAACTCTCTGGCGCTGGTGGACGGGCTGTTCTCGATCTCCGAGCCAGCGCCATCAAAGACAACGAAGTGATT